GAAATAAAAATACAAAATGTGCCATTAAATAAATGGGTACATGTTTTAATACGCGTTGAAGATAACAAATTAGATGTATATATTAATGGATCTTTAACTAAACGGCATATTTTAGGAAGTGTTGCTAAGCAAAATTATGGTAATGTATACATCGCATTAAATGGCGGATTTAATGGATATATTTCTGATTTAAGATATTATAATTATTCATTACAAACTGGCGATATTACATCTATTGTAAATAGCGGACCATCATTGACCGTAAACAAACAAACATCTATATCATCCAGTGTTGCGCCACCTTATTTATCTTTAAAATGGTATATGCAAGACCAAAAATGAATATTATGTTATAATATGTATCACCCTTTTGATTCAAAAAATAAAATAATTATGTTTAAACCTCAATTCAACTTACCTACTTATTACGATTCACGCGATAGTAATAATTATAAACATTGTAATTTTTTATCTAATAAAAAACGTAAACTAATTATAAATAATTATTCTTATCAAACAAATGGGAATGGTATAAAATTATTACCAAATCATAATCATCTTCATGTGAATCACAATACACATATAAAAATTGGTAACATTATTTATATAATACCTCCAAGATTTTGTAAATTTTTACATATAATTAAAACATTATTACAAAATCCAAAAAATAAATTACGTGAAATATTAAAATTTTTAGAAAATTATTTTGATATTGATGACAAATTATTAACAAATATACAACCATCCGCAATTAAAAAACAATATAAATATACATTATATGATAAACCTTATATAACTTATAATAATGTTGCTAATTTTTATACATCATTTAAGATGGGTAAAAATCTTGATGAAAATTCAATTGGACTGGATACATTAATTGGCAATTTGAATATACAAACTCCATTTTATCCATTAGTTAATAATATACAATTTGTATATATTGCTAATAATGATGGGAAAACATTTACAAGCAATATAAATGATATACAACCTATGAATTTATTTACTTCTTTTTGGGCAACAAAATTATCCGTAAACGGAAATCCAATAGTTAATGATTCTTCTGTATTTAAAATAATTGTAAGTATATTTCCAATTATTGATATATATAATATTAAATTTGGAATTTTATCTATATTAGAAAATAGGTTAGTATTTGTACCTATTGTAACAAATAAATATTCATTTTTACAAAATAATCCATACCAAGAAAATATGTTGTTTAATATTAAAATACTTGTTAATTTTGATGATTTTTTGGTAAAATATAACACATTTAAATCGGGTATAAATTTTTCGGGATTGTGTAAATATAATAATTTTTATAATTTATTTAGGAATAATGATATTGAATAATTACTAACACGACAAAACTACCTAATAACATTTTGTAATTTCTTTTAATCATTTTTTTTAATTTTGATTGTTTTGGTTCATATAATGTATGAAATTCTTGATAATGTTCGGATAATGTAATTGTAGGTTTATCTAAACGTACATTTATTTTATTATGAATGAAATGCATCCATTTAATTAAATCTTTTTGTGAATCTAAATAAGGTGTAACAGGATATTTATTGATTAATTTTAAAAATAAATTTCCAATTGTTTTATTAGGTAAAAATTCATGAAAATTATGAATTAATCTATAATATATTTTTTTTTGAATTGTAGTTGGATAATTTGGATAATTAAAAGCAACATTATGTAAAAAAAACCAATAATGAGGTCCCCATACATTTGGATCCATTATAATTAATAGAATATAAAAACATATACTATTAATAACGTATGAAAAAATTTAATAAATTAAAACATCAAAAAATATCTACATTACCTATCACAAGTTACGGAATTGTCCATTACATGGATAATAAATATTTAATGATATGTCGACGTAATTCATTAGGGTATACTGATTTTATTCGTGGTAAATATACAATTAAAAATATAAAACATATTTGTAATTTAATTGATGAAATGACAACCGTTGAAAAAAAAAATTTATTAACCCAAGCATTTAATACTTTATGGGTTAATTTATGGGGTGTAAAATCGGATAATTTATTTGAAGAATTACATGCGCAAGAAAAATTTAATACAATAAAACAAGGATTTCTTGTAAATAATAAATATATCACACTAAAAGATTTAATTGATGAAAGTACAACATCATGGGAATGTCCAGAATGGGGATTCCCAAAAGGACGACGTAATTCATATGAATCTGAACTTAGTTGCGCATTACGAGAATATGAAGAAGAAACAGGATATGATAAACATGGCATTACTATCATTAGTAATGTATTGCCTTATGAAGAAATTTTTACAGGATCTAATTATAAATCTTATATTCATAAATATTTTTTAGGAAAAAGTAATAATTTAATCATAAAAAACTCATTCCAGGAATCAGAAGTATCTGATATGAAATGGGTTACATTTGAAGAAGCAATACAACTAATTCGCCCTTATAATGTTGAACGTATAGAAATTTTACAATTTATTCATAAATGTTGGGATATGTTTGAACTTTCAATAAAAAATTAAAATATAGGGGGAGTTTTATCTTTGAATTGTAGATATAATTGTTGAATTTTTTCCAATGTGAATTGTTCATGAAATATAGTCAAATTACATATTTCCCCATTTATACCATTTTGTAACCCCAAATCAACGGTAGAAGATGTATTATATGGTACTACATTTTTTTTTGAATGATATAATTCGCCATTTAGAAATACATCACATATTCCATCTGTATAATTAACCACGATATGATTCCATTTTTGTAATGGAATATTTTTTATATTTGTTATAATTTGTGTTTTAGATTCATTTTGTATTTCTACACGCATTATATTTAATGCGCTACAATAAGTAATTTTTGGTGTATTCCCATAAGAAAGAATATTTACATATTCATTTGCTTCAGGGGATGAACCTGGCGTCATGGGTTGAATATTCAACCAACATGATAACCCATACGTATATTTAAATTTTTTATTTACTTTCATACTTGTATTATTATTTAATGAAATTGGATTGTTTACCAAAAGTTGACCATTTATGGTGTATGCTTTTTGTATAATAGATCTGATATATAAAAATAATAATACAAATATAACTTCTCCTCCTAATACCATTTTTTCACGTGATGTTAATTTTGGTGGGGAAATTTTTATATCTTCAACTGTATTGGTTACGGTTAAAGGAATAGTAATAATTTTAAAATAATACAATACACCTATAAATAATAATACATACACATACCATAAATTGCTAGTAACTATATAATGTAATGATACAATCGATAACGCAATTAATGCTATTAATGATAAAAATATTTTATATTTTGGATCAGATATTTGTTGCATACTATACGATATCAATGCTAATCCTAACAATCCTACAGTTAAATATATATTAGTAGTATTTGATATATCTATTACTCCCATAATGGCAAGTATAAACATACACGCTGTATAAAAAGTAATAAATAATGGTATATACATTTTTGATTTATCTGTATTAGGTATTAGTTTATCAATAAACAAATATACAACTGGTATATTTAAAATAAAAAATAACATAAAAATATAATAGTTTGAATCATACCCTGGTACATTAAATAAAGTAAATATAGTTAATAAAAAAGAAATAATAGTAGTTATTACAAGTATAAATTGATTTGTTTTATTTTTTTCAAAAAAATAATATCCAAAAGATAAAAAACATACTATGCCTGTAATTATACTTACTAATGTTTTATGATGTATATTATTATCTATTGTATTTTGATATAATACTTTATCTATTTTATCGGATAATAGTTCAAATAATAAAAGACCTAAAAATAATACATTAATACCCAATTGTGTTATAGTTAATGGAACTACATTTGTATCAGGTGTATAATATGCGAGTTGTGTGAATCTGTATATACTATTTGCTATAATACATAAAATAAATATAAAAGAAAGTACAAATATTTTATATTCAGTTATTTTTTTTTCTTTTTTAGATACGGAGTCTTTTGTATCTTTTATATCTTGATTTGCCTTATCTTTTGTTTTATCATTATCAAAATAATATTCAAACAATATACCAAGTATAGATAAAATAGTAATAATAAGTACGACATAAAAATTTGTACTTTCACTTACATGATAACTTGATTTATAATAGGAATATATAAGTTGAGACAATACCCAAAATGCTATAATAGAAATATATACAATATTGGTTGTAGTTACATATTGTTGAGCATCAATTGAATGTAATAATTTGATTATTTCATTATCTAGTAAAGGTGAAAAATATTCAAATAAAATAGCAGATACAAATAATATATTGGTTATTATTGTAATAATAAATGAATTACGTGACGATGACCATGGGTTAAAATAATTAAATAGTCCACATAAAAAGATTAATATAGATGAAATTACAATTTTATAAATATTTTGTAAATTGGATGTCCATGTATCTTTTGCTTTTTGTGCTGATTTTTCAGCATCATGTTTTGATTTACCATATGTAGTATTCATTTTTTCAATGGAACTATTGTATACATGTTTGGCATTTTCTACAATTGATTTTTTTGGATTAATCCATATAAAAAATAAAACAATTCCAGCAATAATAAATCCAATTAATAATAAATATAAATCTTTATTGCTACCCTCTGGTTTAGGAAATGATCCAGGTTCAGGTCGAGTCCGAACTGGAGCATTTATAGGTATAACTGGTAATATTCTTTCTGTAGACATACAATCAGTATATAAAAAAGTTAAAAGTTTTCAATTATTGTTTTTTTTCCATGACAATTTCTACATAATGCTACTAAATTAGAAATATGATTTGATCCACCATCTGCTAATCGTATTTTATGATCTATTTCATACCATGCGTCTAAAGTTCCTTGACAACCATTACATTTCCAATTTTGACTTGCTGCTACATATTTTTTCTTTGATCCACTTACACTTCTAGAAGTAGATTCAGACCCAGATTGCATAATACGTTGTTCACGAGCAGGAACTACATTGTTATCTAAAAACGGTGTTAATAAATCTTTGGATTGTTTATCTAATGGCATATATCGTAGCATACCATTTAAATGTCCCATCATGGATCGTGATTCAGAAGGATTTTTTTTAATAAAAATATACATGGAAAAAGCAGCAAATACAATACCAACTACTTTGGTATATTTTTTATATTGTTTTAATTGATTTGTATATTTGCCGTCATGCATTGTATCCATAATAAAAAAAATAGTTCCAAGAATCAAAAATAATTCTATTTTCATAGTATTATCTTACATTTATTGTTTGTATAAAAGTTTCGCAATTACAGATATATTAGAATCATTTATACTAAACCGTTGCCCTAATACAGATACATGAATAATTGACCCGACATCACATTGGAAAAATTCAGTATTGTCCATATGATGATCTTTTGCTAAAAAGATTATAAAAGGGGATTCAACTTCCATATGTAATTTACATTGTAATCCTGCTATTGTATTAGATTCGACTTCACATACTAATTGTTGATTCACTGTAGGTAAGGCAATGCTCCCTTCAAATACAACTACAAAGGTAATATAATGTTTAAATAATTTTCCACTATCATGTGATATAATTTTGATAGAACCTTTTTTTAAATATCCTTCATCAATACATTTTCCTTCTAAAGGTTGTAAATAATGTATAAGAATATCGGTCATATTTTTTCCACATTCAGACATTGGAATATTAATTTTGCGCGTGATTAAACTTGTGATATAAATCATTGTATACTAGTTATATTAAAAGTTTTAACTCAATTTTTACTTTTTATCTTTTACCTTTAATGGTTTTTTAGTTAAATTAAAATTCTTAGCATTATTCTGTATTACTTCTACTGGATTTAAAAACCAACGTTTTCCTTTATACATTTGTTTATCGTAATATCGCAAACAAAATTCAATTTGCCAAATAATATTTTTAATTGTATATTGAGATTCAATAGTAATTTTATCTGATATTAATTCTTTTAATATTTCTTTAGAATCATTTTTATTTGTAATTTCAAATCCATATCGTTGTTTTGTTGTTTTATCTGTAAAAGGTAATGAAAGTTTAAAAACACGATGTGTATATGTTTCATTGTATGCGATACCTCCTAATGGCAATTGGTTATTTAAAATAGTATCTTTGTTTTCACGAGGAAGTTGATATAATACTTCTTGACTATAAGATATGTTATACGACCAATCTTTTTCATTATAATAGGATACAGTATCGGTATTGGACCAAAGCAAATATATATGTTTTGATTTTATATATAATTTTTTAAAATATTCTTTTAATTGTTCTTCAAATTCATTCAACTCATCTTTGCTATGTAAATATTTTGCTAATTCTAAACATTTTATATCTGATAATCGTTCAATAATAGTATCAATATAAATAGAATTTTTTATTTTTTTCCATTCTTCTACTTGAATATCTTTAAAATCAGGTATACGTTTTAAATGAATATAAAGGGATTCAAATGCGCTGTATACTAAATCTTCTGGAGTTTGAGCACGTATTGTCGTTTTGGTAGAATCATTTGCTCTATCATATAATAATTTAAGTTCATCAACAATAGTATTTCCACTAAATTTTTCTATTTGTTTTTCACCAGGATCTATTAATATACTATCATATACATATGCCATTGGAATACGTCGTTCATAAACTGGTATATTTTTTGGTAATTCTGGAGGTTGAAACATATAATATTCTCCAATAT